GGACCATAGACGTACTGCCCCCGCTTTGGGGGCTTTGTCATTCCGCCCGCAGCAGCGCATCACCCCGGTCGTTGCGCTCGTCACTGCTCGGTGGCGGCGGGCACCCCCACTCACGCAGGAGCAATCCCGATGGTGACGATGGCAGCGCCAATGAGCAGCCCGCGTGTCAACCCGACGCAGGATGCCGCGATAGCTGCGGTGGCGCGGGATGAGGGGCGTGGGCGGCTTTACGTCTCAATCGGTGAGCGGGTGGGCGAGCAGTTGGTCGAGGCATTCGAGCGGGTGGCGCGGGCGTACTACGGAAGGCAATCGTGACAATCACTACCATCGCAGACATCAAACCGGCCATCAGGAACGCCAGACGTCGCACCGAGCGCGGGGCGGGCATGATTGCCCGCAGTATCGAGGAGAACGGCTTTGGCCGCTCCGTCCTGCTCGCTGCCGACGGGTCCCTGATCGCGGGCAGCGGCACCATCGACGGATGCGCCGATGTTGGGCTTGAAGATGTGCAGATCGTGGACAGCGACGGTACGAAGATCATTGCCGTGCGTCGCACCGATGTACAGCCCGGCAGCGAACGCGCTCACCGGTTGGCGATAGCAGATAATCGCACCACCGACCTCTCTGACTTCGATCCGGCGGTGGTCGCCGCCCTCGCCGAGGAAGTCGATCTGACGGACTTCTGGCGGGACGACGAGCTGGACGCGCTCTTGGCCACCATCGGCGACGAGGATGCGGGCACCGGCGGCGACACAGTCGGGGCGGACGTGGCGCGTAAGACGCTCGCCGAGCGCTTCCTCATCCCGCCCTTCTCGGTGCTTGACGCGCGGCAGGGCTACTGGCAGGAGCGCAAACGCGCATGGCTCGCCCTCGGCATCCAGAGCGAGTTGGGGCGGGGCGACCAACCATCCACGAGCGCACGGGCCGCGCCGGGCGATTTGCCGATAGGTCGGCAAATCGCCAATGCGGCGCCCGGAGGGTCATTGCGGGACGCAATGACCCTCGGTGAGGATGGCAAGACGGTGCGCGGCGATGGCAAGGGGCGCAAGGTGAAGAACGGCCTGCTCGGAGAATCCGAGCAGGCCCGCAGCCACTACGCCCGCACCTTCGGCCAGGACCTGATGCGCGGCGAGCACGTCGTCGGGGCCGAAGGTGCGGGCGTCAAGGGCAACCTCACCTATGCGACTGGCGCACCCCGTACTGACGAGACCTCCCGCAAGAATCTTGCGGGAGGTCGGCGCGGATTCAACAGTCGCCCACCCCACGGCGCATCGGTGACGCAGAACCCGGACGGTACGCTTGCGTACCGTCCGACGAACAACGGCGACGGCAATCAGTCCGGCACCTCGGTCTTCGACCCGGTGCTGTGCGAGATCGCCTATCGCTGGTTCTGCCCGCCCGGCGGTGCGATATTGGACCCCTTCGCGGGCGGCTCGGTACGCGGCATCGTGGCGGCGAAACTGGGACGCGCCTACACCGGCATCGACCTCTCGGCCCCGCAGATCGCCGCCAACGAGGTGCAGGCCGCCGACATCTGCTCGATTCCGACGCCATTCCTCGCCGCAACTGCCACGGTTGCATCAGTGGCGGACTACACGCCTGAACTGACTCCCATCGAGCGCATCGGCGCGCTCTGGGCGAAACGCGACGATCTATTCGCAATCGCGGGAGTCAGGGGCGGAAAAGTGCGCTCCTGCTGGAATCTCGCGCAGGGCGCGACGGGACTGACGACCGCCGGGAGCAAGTCGAGTCCGCAGGTCAATATCGTCGCGCACATCGCCGCCCGCCTCGGCATCCCCTGTCGCGTGCATACACCGACCGGCGCGCTTTCTGCCGAGGTTGAGGCTGCGGAACGTGCCGGGGCCGAGGTGGTGCAGCACAAGGCGGGATATAACAATGTCATCATCGCCCGTGCTCGTGAGGATGCCGCCGAGCGGGGATGGACGAACATCCCGTTCGGCATGGAGTGTGACGAGACGATAACGCAGACCCGCGCACAGGTTGCGAACCTGCCGGATGGCATTACACGCATCGTCGTCCCGGTCGGCTCCGGCATGTCGCTCGCCGGTATCCTGCACGGCCTGCGCGACATCGGACGCGCGATCCCCGTCCTCGGCGTGATGGTCGGAGCCGATCCGGTGAAACGCCTCGACGCCTATGCGCCGACCGATTGGCGGGACATGGTGACGCTGGTGCCGAGCGGCAGCGACTACGCGGCTGAGGCGTCGGAGACGATGCTCGGCGATATTGCGCTGGATGCACATTACGAGGCGAAATGCCTACCGTTTCTCGCGGATGGTGATCTCCTGTGGATTGTCGGCATACGCCAGACACAGGCGATCACCGCGCTGAGTGGCGAGGCGCTACCCCGCTGGATCGTTGGCGATAGCGGCGACGTGGCAATGCTGGCACCCGCTGAGTACGATTTCCTTTTCTCCTGCCCGCCGTACGCCGATCTGGAACGCTACTCGGACGATCCGCGCGACCTCAGTACGATGCCGTACGCGGACTTCCTCGCTATCTACCGGGGCATTGTCGCCGCCTCGGTGGGGATGCTTCGGGATGATCGGTTCGCCTGCTTCGTGGTGGGCGACATTCGCGACCCGAAGGGCATGTACCGCAACTTCGTTTCGGACACCATCGCCGCCTTCCACGACGCCGGGATGCGCCTCTACAACGAGGCGATCCTCGTCACCGCCGTCGGCTCGCTGCCGATCCGCGTCGGCAGGCAGTTTGAGGCGGGGCGCAAACTGGGCAAGACGCACCAGAACGTGCTCGTCTTCATCAAGGGGGATGCGAAACGCGCCACCGAGGCGTGCGGCGCGCTCGATGTCTACATCCCCGATGTGGACGAATTGGCCGGGGATGGTTTCGCGGACGGATCGGGCGACTGACCGGCGCGCTCCGCTTCAAGGCGCGTGATCGCCTCCTCGACCATGCGCATCATGTAGACGCGCGTCGCGCCCCGGCCCGCCTCCCAACCCTGGATCGTCCTGACGCTCATGCCGAGCGCGCGGGCGAACTGGGACTGTGACATGCCGAGCGCCTCGCGCCGCTCCTTGATGGTTGCCATGGTGCTCCCCCTTTGGGGAGCACCGTACGCCAATAGCGCGTGCGTGTCAATCGCTGTCACGGATGATGCTCACGATCTGGCGACTCACGTCCTCGATCTCCCGGAGCGCGACCCGGAAGGCGTCGATGTCCCGCCCCCATCCGGCGATATACGGCGCGCTGTATCCCTCGCTGTCGATGCCGACGTGAGCGAGTGCCACGAACGCTGCTGCCTCTGCGACCACTTCTGCGCGCTGCCGGTCATCTCCGCCCGTGTGCGCGCTCAGGCAGTGCGCGAGTTCGTGGCACAAGGTCTTAGCACGCATCGTCGGCGCGAGCGCGGTGTTGAGGGCAATCTTCCGCTCTCCCGGCTGCCAGTAGCCGTTCTGCGCCATCTCCTCGTATGCGAGCGTCACACCGAGCGTCGAAAGGTGGTGGCTGATCCGGTCAACGACGGTGATGGCGAGCGGGTCAGCCGCAGTAATTGCAATCGGCATTGGCGGTGCAGGAAGTTCGTCGCCGTCCGTCTGTGAAACATCGAAGACGTAGCCGACGCCGAAACCGCGCACAATGCTCACCCGCTCACCCGTTGCTTCATCGTCAATCTTGGCGCGGTGCGGCACGAGGATAGCGATTCCCTTCTCGCCCTTGCGGACGCACCGACCCATTGCCAACCACGACCGGAACCCGGCGACGTGGGTCGCGTCCTCGCGCTGAGAGAGGATCATCATCACGTTGTTGAACGAGTAGGCGTGGAACCGCGCCTGCATCGTTAGGTACGCTGTGAACTGCTCATCCGTGGTGATGCCGCGAATCGCCGCGTCAAGGCGCGCAATCGCGTCGCTGCTCTTCGTGGACTTCTCTGTCGTTACCATCGGGGTTCCTCCTAGCGGATAAGGCTACTGATCGCGCGGGGCGTGATCTTCGTGCGCACCTTGCCCATGTACTGCTTCTCGGCGGCGATCCGCAGTTCCAGCACCTCCCGCGCCGCCTCTGCCATGTCCTCGTAGGTCGCCTCGTGGCGGTAGAACGCCTGCTTGACGCGGATCAGGGTGTCATTGGCTGCGCATATCTCCGTCTTGATCGTCGCGTTATCCATCCTAGTTGTCTTCCTGCGCAACCTGCGCGGCTTCCGCCATCTGCTCCCGCGTGTAGTCTTGGTACTCCCGCTCGCGCTGATTGGCGAAGGCGTCGGTGAAATCCTGCACGGTGGTGTTCTTCGCGCCGCGTGCGCGTGCGATGTCGGTCGCTTCCTGCAATACCGTATATCCGGCCTCACTCAGCTCGCTGCTTATCTCGCAGAGTCGGATGCCGTTGCCGTATCCGCGCTTCGCGCACTCACTGTAGAAAAACTTGATGGCGGCGGGACTGTTCTTGATTCCCATTGCTTTGCTCCTTCTTTCTCGATGCGGGCCGTTCCCTCATCTCCATGTGTTGAGTATACGCCAATAGCGTATAGATGTCAAGCGATTATGCGGGGCAATATCCCCAGGGTGGCGCGCGATGGCACGACCGACTGAGTTTGTATCCATGGAGTTAGTATGGCCGCCCCGAAACGCACGAAAGCGCAGCGCGAGGCCGACCTTGCGGAAATCTCCCGGCTGTATTGCTCCGGCTGGCGACAAGCGGACATCGCGGATCGCCTCAGCGTAAGCCAACAGCAAATCTCGCTCGACCTCAAGGCGATCTTCGCGGACTGGCGCAAGGCACGGGACGGCGCGATCACCGAATGGACGAACGCCGAACTCGCCAAGATCAACGCCCTCGAAGTCGAGTACTGGGATGCGTGGCGGCGCTCGTGCGAGGATCGTACCCGCGTCGTGAAGGGTGCGCGCGTGACGCCGGGCAAGACGGGCAAGCAGACCGCGACCAATGCCACGACGACGACCGAGACGCTGCTCGGCAACCCCGCCTATCTCGCGGGCGTGCAGTGGTGCATCGAGCGACGCTGCAAGATTCTCGGCATCGACGCGCCAATCAAGGTCGCGCCGACTGATCCGGCCGGTACGAATCCGTACATGGGAATGAGTGATGATCGACTACGCGCCGAGATCGTCCGTTATGCCCTCACCAGCGGCGATGTTGCTGGAAGCGCGCCGCTATCGCTGGACGATGAATGCCCGCCCCGATCAACTGCCGCCGCCGGGTAACTGGCGTGTCTGGCTGATCCAGGCCGGCCGGGGCTACGGCAAGACGCGCAGCGGTGCGGAGTGGACGCGAGCCAGTGCGCGTGACTTCCCCCTTGTCAACATCATCGGCGCGACGGCGGACGATGCACGCGACATTATGATCGAGGGCGAATCCGGCATCCTTGCCTGCTGCCCACCGCATGAACGCCCCGAATACCTGCCCAGTAAGCGTCGCCTCGAATGGCCGAACGGCTGCCGCACGCTGATCTTCACCGCCGACGAGCCGGAGCGATTGCGCGGCAAGCAGCACATGCGGCTGTGGATGGATGAGGTAGCGGCGTGGCGGCATCCCGATGCGTACGACCAGGCGATGCTCGGCCTGCGCCTCGGGAGCAACCCGCAGGCCGTGGCGACCACGACGCCGCGCCCGACGAAACTGATCCGCGACCTGATCGCCGACCCCTCCACCGTCGTCACACGCGGCAGCACCTACGAGAATCGCGCCAACCTCGCGCCGCAGTTCCTCGACCAGATCGTCAAGCGGTACGAGGGGACGCGGCTGGGCAGGCAAGAACTCGGAGGCGAACTGCTGCTCGATGTGCCAGGCGCCTTGTGGGTGCTCGCCATGTTTGACGAACGCAAGACCGCGCCCGACCTGAAGCGCGTCGTGGTGGCGATTGACCCGGCCGCCTCCTCGAATGAGGACAGCGACGAGACGGGCATCATCGTGGCCGGGCAGGGCATTGACAATGACTGGTACGTTCTTGCGGACCGCTCCGGTATCTTCACACCGAACGAATGGGCGAAACGCGCCATCCATGCCTATGATGAGTTCAGGGCGGACCGCATCGTTGCCGAGGTGAACAACGGCGGCGAGATGGTCGCATCCACGTTGCGCACCATACGCAAGGACATCCCGTACAAGCCCGTCCATGCATCGCGCGGCAAGGCGATCCGCGCCGAACCGATTGCCAGCCTCTATACCGACCGCCACGTCTGGCATACGCAGTCCTTCGATACGCTCGAAGATCAACTAGTGAACTGGACGCCCGATAGCGGCGATTCGCCCGACCGACTGGACGCGCTTGTTTGGGCGCTCACTGAGTTGAGCGAAGGCAAACGCGAAGTAACGTTCTTCCGAGGGTAGTTAGATTCCTTAGCAAAGGACTGACATATGGCCGGCGTTTCACTCAAAGAGCGGTGGAATGCCGTCAAGTCAGCCATGCGTTTTCCCGGCTATGGCTCGAACTACGCCAACCACTACATCGGCGCATGGGGCAATCGCGGCGTCATCGACTTCGCCGCCAACGCAGGCGATCCGATGGACAACTCCATCGTCGCGGCGACGCTCGGCTGGATTGGCCGCACCTATCCCGAAGCGCCCATTCGCATCATGCGCGAGACGGCCAAGGGCGAGGAAGCGGTGCCCGGCCATCCGCTCGGCGCGCTCCTCAAGCGCCCGAACCCGTACTACTCGGGTGCGCAGATGTGGACGCCGCTGATGATGAGCTACATCCTCGACGGCAACGCCTACCTGATCAAGGAGCGCACCCTCGGCGGCGGTGTACTCGCCCTCTGGTACGTGCCGCACTGGACGATGGAACCGCGCTGGCCCGCCGATGGCAGCGTCTTCATCGACCACTACGATTACAAGGTGGACGGCAAAGTGACGCAGTACGCCGTTGAGGACGTGGTGCATCTGCCGAACGGACGCGACCCGAAGAATATGCGCAAGGGGCTCTCGCAACTCAAAGCGGCCTTGCGCGAAATCTACACCGACAACGAGATCACCCAGTACGAGGCGGCAATGGTGCAGAACCGGGGCACGCCCGGCGCGATCATCAGCCCGATGACGGCGGATCAGACGCTCAGCGAAAAAGAAGCGGCCTGGGTCAGTGAGAATTACTTCGAAAAGACGACGGGCGCGAACCGGGGGAAGCCCATCGTCTCGCTGGCGGCAATCAATGTCGCCACGCCGTCATTCAGCCCCGCTGATATGAATCTGCGGCAGATGCGCTGGACGCCGGAGGAGCGTATCAGCGCGCTGATCGGCATCCCCGCCATCGTCGTCGGCTTGGGTGCAGGCTTGGAGCACGCCACCTTTGCCAACTACCAGCAGGCCCGCGAGGCGGCATATGAGAGTTTCCTCATGCCGGTGCAATCTATCATTGACGAAGAACTCACGACGCAACTAATGCCGGACTTCGGCGGCGATCCCGCGCTCCGGGTGGCGCACGATTATAACGACGTGCGCGTCTTGCAGCCCGACCTCGATGCGGTGTTTGCCCGCGTAGAAAAGGTTTTCGCGGGCAGCATCATTGACCGTGCGACGGCCAAGCGGGAGTTGAAGTTTGATGTGCAACCCGATGACGAGGGCGTCTACCTACTCGCGCGCGGCGCGTCATTCGTCTCGGGCGAACTGACCGACGTGGGCCCGGCAGTTGATCCATTGGCGGTCGGGGGAGAGAACGTTCCGGAGGATACCGGCGGCGATGTGCCCGTGCCTGCTCTCCCGGCGAAACCGACGAACGGCGCGAGCAAGACGCCGATACCGGCCGCGACGAAAGCGTAGAAGGAGAACCCGCATGTCACTCACCCGCCCCCTCACCGCCACGGGCAGCATCACGACGAACACACCGGGCGCGGGCAACACCGTCACGCTCTCCGGCGCACATGCCTACGATGCTGCGGCCGTCCAGATCACGGGCACCTGGACCGGAACCGTCACCTTTGAGGGCTCGGTGGATGGCGTGAACTTCGTCGCGATGGCGGCGACCCCGCTCATCGGCGGCGCGACCGCTTCCACCGCTACCGCCGTCGGCGCGTGGCGCTGCAACCTCGCGGGCCTTGTGGCGATGCGGGTGCGCGGATCGGCCGCAATGACCGGGGCGGCAGTGGTGACGATTGTCGCCGCGTCACTCGGCTCAGGCGGGGTGTAGTACGCACAAAGGAGCAACCCGATGACCCTCAGTCGCGCCCAAATCGCCTTTGCGATTGCGGCATTCCTCTTCCTGTTGTCGCTGGTCCTCGACCTGATGAGCGTCGCCACCGGCCGCTTCCGCCTCAATACCCTTGCGCTGTTCGCGCTCGCGGTGGGCGCGATGCTCACGCAATAAGGAGCACTGCACATGGATACCCTGAAGGCGATCAGCAAGGCGCAACGCGACGCAATCGACGCATCGGACTTTGCGGGGCCCGCGAGGAGTTTTCCATGCGATACGCGCGCCCATGCACGGGCGGCAATCCGTCTCTACGGCAAGGCAGACGATCCCGCGAAGGTAAAAGCCGGAATCATCCGTATTTTGAAGCGCAAGGGCTGGGCCGATCTGATCCCCGATGCGTGGGGCGCAACAAAGGACATGGACATGCCAGACCTCATCCATATGGGCGGCAGCGTGAAAGCCCTCGGCAATGGCAAGGTCGCTGGGTATCTCGTCGTCTATGGAGACGAGACGAAGCCAGACCTCTCCGCACAGAAGGACTTCTTCACCGCCGACACCGACTACGGCCTAGAGGACGGCATGAAATCCGCCGTCTACTACGCGCATGGCCTGGACGCCACACTCAAGACGCGCCGCCTCACGAACGTCACCATGAAGGCAGATGAGGTTGGCGTGTGGGTCGAGGGCCAGATGCTCCTACGCGACGAGTACGAAAAGGCCGTGTACAAGATGGCTGAGGATGGAAAGTTGGGCTGGTCGAGCGGCACGGCCTCGCACCTCGTCACCCGCAAGGCGATCAAAACCGACTCCGGCACGGTGCATGAGGTTCTGACGTGGCCGCTCGGTATCGACGCGAGCCTGACGCCGACGCCAGCGGAGCCGCGCGCTGCCGCCTACACAATCAAGTCCCTGCGGGATGCGCTGTTTCCCCCGCCTGCCGAGGATCACACCGCGAAGGCGCTACCGAGCGGCATGTCCTACGATGATCTGCGCGCCTTCCTCAGTGACGAACTGAATGAGGACTTCCCCGATACCGACGACGACGGCAGCGACCCCTGGGGGCCGGGGCTGCATGTGCGTGACGTGTACGATGATAACCTCATTTATGCGGACGAGGAAGACCTTTACCGCATCCCCTACAAGGTCACGCCCGGCAATGATGTCGTCTGGGGCACGCCGGAATCAGTCGTGCGCACGACGGTCTACGTCACCGCCACTGATGGCGACGATGACGCCGCCGATACTCCCACGGTTCCAATGTCCGGCATGATGGCCGGGAAGCAGGCCGATGTCGCGGCATTGCGGGCAGGGCTTCGAGCAAGCATGACCCTCGATGACCACGCTTCCATCGTTCAAGATGCGATGGAAGGGTTTGCGGCGCGCGCCGAATCCCTGTGTGACCTGACCGCTATCAAGGCGGGCCGCGCTATGTCTGCCTCGCGTCACGCGAAGTTGACGCAAATCCATGCCGGCATGACGACGGCGCACAATGCGATGGCGGGGCACCTGCAAGCCATCAATGACATGCTGCTCTCGACCAACCCGGACGCCAAGAAGGACGCCGAGGAACTGGATGCGCTGCGGACCCAATCGCTGCGCTTGCAGAGCGCGCAACTGAGGATGACGGGCTAGACAGCCTCACAGCGAATCGAATGCAGGGCCGGCCGAAGGGTCGGTCTTTTTGTATGCAAAGGAGCAACGACCGTGGGTAAAACCCTTGTCGAACTGACCAAGAATATCAACGATGCATTGAAGACGGTCGATGAGTTCTGGAAGACCGTCCCGGCGGGCGAGGAGATGAACGTCCCGAAGGAGAAGCGTGAGGAGATCAAAACCCTCAACCACAACATTGCCGACTGGCAGCAGGAGGCGGGCGAACTGAAGGAAGTCGCCGACCTGCGTACCGCCAATGATGCCACGAAGTCCTGGCTCACCCAATCGGCGGGCAACATGCGCCACAGCGGTGCGGTCGGCGGCGACGCCCTCTCCGGTGACGCCGCGAACACGGCTGCGCTCCGTCCGATCGCCCCGAATGGCCGCGAGCCCTCCAAGGACACGATGGTGCAATCGCCGCCGATCCCACTCCCTGACCTCTCCATCAAGACGCTGGTGACGAGCAACACGACCGGCGCGGGCGTCTACAGCAACACGTCCGGCGGCGCGTTCGTCCAGCCGCAGTACCTTCCCACTGTGGCGCTGCCGTTCCGACCGCTCAAGCTGCGCGACGTGGTGACGGTGATCCAGGCGACCAGCCCGATCATCAACTACCCGAAGATCACCGGGTACACGAATGCCGCCGTGGAAGTGGCAGAGGCGACGACCACCTCAAACGGCATCAAGCCGGAATCGGCGCTCGCCCTCGCCCTCGGCACGTCGGTTGCCGCGACCATCGCGCACTTCATGCCGATCACCCGCCAGGCGCTCGCGGACGCCAATCAGTTGCGCGATCTCATCAATGCCTTCCTGATGAACGGCCTCGAACAGCGCCTTGAGGATGAGATGATCGGCGGCGACGGCAGCGGCGCGGACATGCAGGGCATCCACGGCACATCCGGCCTCTCCACCCAGGCGTTCGTTACGGACAACTTGACGACGCTCAGGAAGAGCATCACCAAGGCGCAGACGACGCCGATCTTCGTCGAGCCCTCCGCCTATCTCATCAGCCCGGTGGACGCCGAAGGTCTCGACCTCGCCACCGACAATGAGGCGCGCTTCTACTTCGGCGGCCCCTCATCGAGCAACAACACCCGCCTGTGGAATAAGCCCGTCATCGTCAGTCAGGCCGTACCATCCGGCCGCGTCTACACCGGCGACTTCTCGACCGCCGTGCTCGGCGACCTGATGGCCGCGCAAATGTATGTCTTCGATCAGCACAGCGACTGGGCGGTGCGCAATATCCTCGCGATGCTCGCGGAACTGCGCGCCCACTTCTTCCTCCTGCGTCCTGCGGCGATCATCGAAGTAACGCTCGGCGCGTGGTAGGCGCGACACGGGACGGTTCCGCTGTCGGGTGGTGTGTACGGTGGCTAAGACACCGGCCCCCTAAATCAGGGCGGGAGAAACGCGGTTCGATTCCGTGTCCCGACATGAACCGTCCCCGTCGCCTACCTTCTGGCATCCTATATCGTCTACGCCATAAAGGAGCGTCATATGCCGCAATACATGAACAAGAAGGCGGGGCGCAACCGTGAGAAGACGGCCCGCGCCCTCCACTCGTATCAGCCGGGCAATGTCGCCCTCGGCACTGCTACCGCCGTCCATGCCGCCGTCTCGGACACGGGCGCGCAGCAGGTTATCACGACGGCGATCACGAACCCGGATGTGGCGCGCACGATCCTGCTCACGCCGGGTGGCACGACCGCGAACGTCACCGCTGTCTCGTGCATCATCACCGGCACGGACATCAACGGCAATGCGCTCACGGAGACGGCACCGGCCTTCTCGGCCGGTGCGGCGACGACGAAGACCACCGTCAACGCCTTCGCCACGGTGACGAGCATCACGCAGCCCGCGATCGGCACGTCTGTGACCGTCGCCTACGGCACGACCGCGCAACTGGGATTGCCATGGAACCTCACACGCAACACGGTGATCGCGGCCTATCTGGGTGGCACGAAAGAAGGCACCCCGCCGACCGTGACGACGCACGCGACCGATGTATCGAAGACGCTCGTGCAACTGTCAAGTGCGCTCAATGCGAGTGCGGTGATCGTGGACGTTTACGAGGGGTGATCCTGATGGAACGTCTTGGTGACATGTGGCGCGTGGACTACCCCGATGATACGGGGCCGCTCGGGTGCCCTTTGGGCAGGACGCCGCTCTCACTCGAACCAGTAGAAACGGAGGCACCACCGATGGTCAT